AGGGCTGATTGGGTCGATTGCGTTGTATGCCTGCGGATAGGTCCACATTGGCTCGATAACGCGAAACCCTTCCAGGTCGCCCTTCTTAATCTTCGTCGGGTCTAGCAGGAGCTCTTTGTCGCGCTCGTTCTCATCACCCTTCATTTTCACGAACAGGAATGAGTTGCCGAACGCCTCAGCGTTGAACCCTAGCAGCTTAAGGTGCTTCTCTACCGCGTACTTCTCAAACGCGTCCTCAAGATGCCCTATGATGTCTGAGCGGTCATTCTTGGTATCGTTGGACTTAACCTTGAAGCCTTTGCGGAATACCTCATTCACAGACTGCTCACAGGCTACGCGGTTCTCTGATTTCTGCGCCAGGGTAGCCAGTAATGGGTAGCCCATGAATACAGAATCAGACGAGACAAACACGCTGTTAAGCATGCCGTAATCGACGCTGTCACCTACCACTACTGTGTCCGGCACAACACCTTTTGGAGGCTTATACGCAGCGTGCTTCATGCCCGCAAAATGCTTGTCTATCTTTTGCTTTTGATACTCGCTGTCAGATGCCCATGACTGGCCCACAGCAAGCTTGCGCGGCTTCTGTGCTGCGCTTGTGTTTCGTTTTGACATGTTACCAGCCTGAGTTTTTGCCAACGAGAAGTGAGCGGTTAATTGGTGCGTACGCCATAACGAAAGCATCAGCCAGGTTTGGTGACTTTATCTCGCGCTTAGCCAGGTCTTTTTTGCTCTCAACCTTTACGCGGCCATTGTTGTCAAAGTCGCGCTTAGGAGTGCTAAGCTCTGTCTTCAACTTTTCGAGATAAGGCATGTCAGAGGAAATGCTGATCATCTTCTCTGGCTTGAATGGCTCACCGCGTTTGATGGCGTTGAATGTGTTTCTGAAACGGTCGGCAAGACTCCACCACGACTGAGCTTTGATGTTTGAGAAGTAATCCTTGTTGGTAATCCTCTCAACGTAGAGCTTTTCAGGGTTATGCACTGAGTCGCCAGCGTTGAACTTCGCATACTGGATTCTGGTTTTACGCTCTGCGTTAATCTCACCGAACTTGCTGCCAGCAAATGCACCAACACCGATAGAGTCATAGGTGATGTGAGCATCACGCTTGAGCGCCTCACCATACACTCGTGAGCATGACTTGCTTAGCTCATCCTCTTTTGCTGACCATTCATCGCACCAGAACGCCACGGAGCCATGCGCATACACCATCGCGCACTTATCCTCACCATCATCCGCAACGTCAAACCCGATGCGTTTCATGCCTTCTGGTTCGAATCCCAGCTTTATGTGCGCATCAATGGATGCCTCTATCCAGGAGCGCTTAATGACCGTCGCATCATCATCGGAGCGTGGCACACCGAGATAAACATGCTCAAACGCCTCTTCGTCTCGCTCTTTCGCCGCGTCAATGACTTCAAGCATGGTCTTCGACAAGAATGGGTTCTCATCAAAGTTAATTTTGCGAACCAGTGTTCTTGGTGGAGGGTTAACGATGAAGTTCTGATATACGAAATCGGTGTAGAGGTTAGGGTTGAAGATAAACCAGCACTCAGAGCCTTCCTTACGAATAGTTGGCTCCAGAATCTCCCATTGCTCTTCAGTCAGAGCATGGGCCTCTTCAAGCCAGAGCACATCGATACTCTCAAGCGACTTAATCTCATCAACGCTGTTCTTCAGTCCGTAGAAAATGAATTCTGTACCGGTCACCCGATTGACTATCTTGTCTTTCAGCACACGGAAACGAGACTGCAGGCCAAATCGCTCAATCTGAATCTTCAGCAGCGCGTAAACCGACTCGGCGATCTTGTTTTGTATCTGACGAGCACAAAGGAAGCGCAGCTTGTAATTGTTTGCCAGGTAGATAGCAAAACCTGCTGCATCCCATGACTTGGAGCTTGCCCGGCCACCATAGAGAATCTTGTTGCGTGATTGCGTTGTCCAGAAGTCTCGCAATACGGGGTTAAGAGTTGGTGTTGTAGAAGTCATTGAGGCTGGTTCCTTTGTTGACGCTTGAAGGCTCATCCTCTTTGATGCTGTAAGCCTCACGCTCAAGGCCGATTAATGTCTTGAGGGTGTCGCTAAGGTCTTTCATGGATTTGACGCGCTGGGGCATGCTGATGATTTTGTGGTACAGGTCGTTTAGCTTGTCCTGCCCCTTATCATCAGGGTTAAGCATTAACTCGCCGAGCTTATGAAGAGCTTCAACGTCTGTGCATTCAGCTGATAGCTCACTAAAGAGAAGGTTAGCCAACTCTCTCGCTCGCTTTATATCGCCCCTGTGCTCCATGCGAACATTGGCTATTGCCTCTGCGGTAGCCTCCACCAGTTCGCGTTCGCTGATTTGGTTCTCACTGCGAACCTGTGCGCGAACCTCTCTCTTGCGAACCAGGTCATCAGCCTTAGCCTTAACCTTCGCTGCAAGGTCACGCGTCCATTCTTCTTTCTTTGCTCGCTTACGTATGGCGGTATCACTTATGCCATGCTGCGACGCTATCTCTCTGAGGCTCAACACCCCGGCACGGTAAGCCGACTCGATGGCCTCCCAATCCGGAGTTGCCATGTCATTTACTCTTCTGTATCAAATCTGACTGTGTACTGATTAACCTTCTGCAGGTTATAACTGCGAGACCCGTTTTGTAGCAGCACGGTTAACCAGCCATCTTTAATCACCGGCTCAACCTTAGACTCAAAGTTTTCCCAGCTGAATCCGTCCTGGTGAACGGAAATAAGGAATTTATTAATTTTCGCCATTTCTCACCTCAGCTTGATGCCATGTGACCTGCGGCGATCAACTTTGTCAGCAGTGAGTTGAAATCAGCCTGAGTTGGCGCTGCTGTTAACTGAGCAGTGAATGTCATCTGCTTAACTGTGCCTGCAGTGGAGGTTGTTGCTGCCACTGGGGCTTCTGATGCTTTTGCTACGCTTACTGATTCGCCCGACTGAGCGACTACGATTGCTGGCATGATTTCACCTATGCGTTAACGATAATGATTGCGTCAGCGTTAAGTGGCTTGACGTATACAGGAGTGCCAGAGGAGGCGTGGTAAATGTACTGAGTCAAAGAGGACCCGCTGAATGGGAGTCCAATAAGGTTTCCCGGTGCTGATGTTGACTGGCAGATATATGCCTCAGTACCAGAGATAGCGATGGTTGCCTCTGCGGTTCCATCATAGACCTGAGTCCACACGCCTTTAGGTGCGGGTACGTTTAGTAATTGCATGTTTCACCTTAAGGGTTAGGAACCATCTGTTCAGCTACGAGAAGAATCGCTGTGGCCGTGAATGTCGCACCGTTTGATACGATTGTGATGTCACTGCCGTTAGTCGCCAGGTTGCCGTCTTTGTCTACGCTAAAGAATGTCGGGAATGACAGCGTATCTACTGTTACCTGAGCGTCACGAGTTTTACTCAGCGTGTTACCGTTCGTCTGCGGAAAGTCGACGGTCATGCTGCGGTTAGTAGAAGATCCGCTCCATGCACCAATCACGTTTACCTTAAACGTACAGGTGGCATTCACGTTGAAGACGTTGAACTTGTTTGTTGTCGTGTTGAAGAACGGCGACAGGTTGCCTGTATGCGAGAGAGCTTTAATCAGGTTAATCAGATTGGTCGGTGTTGTTGGGATGACCAGGCTAAGCCCTGAAAAGTAGCATTCTGATTTCTGCCTTGTTGATGACGCAGGACCTGGTACGCCTTGCGGCCCTGGCACGCTACCAAATGGATAAAGCGACATACTTTCTCCTTAGCGCAACGGTTTCTCTGCTTCTCAGTAGTGATTGGTTACTTACGGCTTACCCGTCAGCAAGATTGTGATCACCGCCTTATTGGGGTTGAGCAATCTGTCCTTGTCGGGAGGATTCTATTTCACGAATAGCTTCAATCTGGCCGTTGCAGTTCTCAATCGAAAGCAGTAGCGCAACGTTGAGATGCACGCTGTCTCCGAATGTCATTTGTTCTGGCACTTCTGGCACCACGCAATCAATCAGTAGATTTGCGGGTATCGGAGGATTTTTTACCTTTATGGCCTCGCGCACTATCTGCTGCTTTGCGCACCCCGATAACAGCATTAGCAGGGATATACTCAACAGCACATGCATTGCCTTTGAGCGCATCCTTCACCTCTTCTTGCAGTTTCTGGGCTTTCATTTCAGCTGCAGCACGTCGACGCGCTTCAGTTGCCACTATCTTGTTCATTACTCCGATCTGTTCTACCAGACCGTCAATCGAGTTAGCCAGCCCTTCGTTTTTCTGCCCGATATCTTTAATCTGTTCTGACAGTCGCCCGTTATCTTCACTGAGCTTTTTGTTATCTGAGGCAAGGCGAAGCGTCAGAAGAATGACGATGACTATCGCTGCTATGGTGATGATCTCGCCTATAGGCCACTTCTTAAGCATTCTTCTGGCTCCATGTGCAAACCTGGTATTCAACATCGCGGCGGTTAATCAAGCCCTTCCACTTCTGACCACCGGCAAACACCCAGCGCTTTAGCTCGTCACATGCTCCAGAGTAGTCTTTGGCGTTGAGCTTTTTCATGAGCGTTGAGTTGATTGCTGCGTTTGCTCCCACGTTATAGGCAAAGGAGTAAATGGCAGCTCGTTGTGTTTCAGTGGTAGGAACTTTGATGGCCGGGTCGACTTGTCTTGCTATGCGAGTCAGATCGCTTTTCGTAATCGCATCGCATTCTTTGTCTGTGTATCGCTTGCCGGGAATGATGTCTTTGCCGGTGTGGCCGTCACAAACAGTGAGAACGCCAACGACATCTTTGTATGCGACGTATTCCCTACCCTCAAGACCTCCCTTGCCGGAAAGCATTGCGGTGGCAATAGCGATTGCGCCAGCACCAATTGCGCCAGCTATTTTATTTCTGAGCGCACTATCCATCAGAGTTCCTTCGGAGCTTTTTGTCCGAGTTCAGCAATCACTCTGGCTGTAGCGGAGGGATTGTCTGTTTCTGTTTTGTTTAGGATGTCCTGCAGGATCTTCGTTCGCTTCATCTGCTCACGTTTATTGAGCCGGTAGGTAAGCACGCCGAGGGTGATACTGAATGCGACGCCGATAATGAAGCCCCA